CGGGACTTCGCGGTCATAGGGACATTCCGGGCAGCGCTCGGGGCAGGCGGCGCAATAGTCCGGCCCGCCGCCGAAATGCCATTCGGCGCGGGCGCTCAGCCGTTTTTTTCGGTTTCGATCTCCGAGATCGGCCGGGCGTAGATGCGCTCGAAGGCGGCCGCCGCCTGCCAGATTTCCATCAGCGCATCGACCGCGTCCGGCGACACCGGAGCGGGCTCGCCTTTCGCGTCGGCCACCCCCTCCCATTCGAGGATGGAGAGCCGCGCCAGCGCCTTGATGAAAGCGACACCGCGCAGGGCGTCGATGACTTCCGAGGCTTCCTCGCCTTTCGTATCGACCCGAACCATGGCCGATTGTGCGGCGAAGAAGAGTGCTGTGCCGAAGGGGCGGACCTTGATCCGCACGCCGGGCAGCAGGTCGAGCCAATAGGGCTCGGATTTGAGACCAAGGCGGATCATGGCGTGGCTCCGTAAGCGGCGATGTCGTTTTTGAGGATGGCGGTGAGCATGCGGCCGAGCGTGGGATCCTTGGCACCGCGAAACTCGAAGGTGACCTGAATCCCCGCTGGGCCTTCGATCGGTACCGAGGGCCGCGACAGCACCGCCTCATGCACTGTGAAGATCAGGCTCGTATTGGCGTCACGCACATAGCCGAACTCGAGTTCCATCGGCGTGCCGGCGATCGCTGCGTCGATCAGCGTCGTGCCATCGACGCGCACGACGACATTGCCGGTACACGCCGCGACCGTCGGCTCGACGCTGTCGATCAGACCGTCCGAGCGGATGGTCTCGATGCGGTCGAGCCCGTTGCGGTAGACGATCTCGGCCGAGACGACGCGTCCCAGTGCGGAACCGTCGCGACGAACGGTGCCCTGGAAGGAGCCGAACCGCAGCGGCGCATAGGTGGTCGGCGACAGATCGCGATCGGCATTGTCGGCACTCTCGCCCTGCGCGATCAGCGACATCGTCGCCGTGGTGAGACCATCCCGGCGCAGCGGCAGCGTGAAGCTATCGACGCGCGCGCCAAAATGAGTCCGGCGCAAGGGCACGTCCGGATTGATGGCCTGGCAGGCAAGGCTCGGGATCACGGACGCCGCCGATTGGAACGTGTGCGTAAAATTGGTCGTGCCGGTCGTCGCCGGTTCGCCGAGCAGGGCCTTCAGCCAGAAGCCGATCTGGCGCGCATCGCAGGGGACGGAGACTTCGCCGTCGCAGGTGAGCGCACCCAGCACGGCCGGCGCCGGATCTCGGCCTTCCCCGAGCAAGTCGTTGTCGATCAGCTGCTGGCGTGCCGAGAGGCCATAGCGGGAGAAGCCCAGACGATGATAACCGTCCGTCGGAGGGCTTCCGTAGGTGGCTTCAAAGGCTGCAAGCAGACGCGCATTCGCGCCGAAACCGAGCGCCATGCCGGGTCTCCTTTCTCAGTTTGAATGGTGTGGGTCGGACATCCCGCGTGACCGGGATGTCCAGGAACTCAGTTCAATGGATGCGCGGTCTCGTAGATGAGCCGCACCGGCACGATCGCCGCCTTGACGTCGGGACCGCCCTCGGGTGCCGCCGCATCGAAATCCGGCGCGCCGACATCAATGAGATCGACGAGCCCGCCCAGCGTCGGATCGGCCGTGAGAGCCGTGGCAATCGCCATGAGCAGATCGTCGAGATGGCCATCGGGATCGGCCGAACCAGAAAAGGCTTCGATACGCGCCGTATGGGTCCAGACATAGCTCAAGGGCGAGAGCAGAATTTCGGGCTCGCCGACATCGCCATCGCGCAGGATGATCAGACCCTCGGGCGGGAGCCGCTCGGGGCGCAGACGGTTCCGTTCGACTTTCATCAGCGGCACGGTTTGCAGCCGGGCGAGCAGTGCCTGCAGCACTTCTTCGCGCTTACTGGGCATTACGGGTCGCGGTGTCCCGCGCCTCCCATTCCTTGACCACCTGATCGGGCAACCGGCCAGCCCAGGCTTCCGCAGGCCCCCGCCAATCCAGAAGCCGTGGCATCTGGACCTGGCGCACCAGGATGAACATCGTCACCCATTCGACAATTCGTCCCGCCTTGACGCGCCGCGCCGTTGCCGGCCGCAGGCGCTTGCCGCTCGTCGCCCGCACCACCGGCAAGACCAAGAGCAAGACGCCCGGACGATTGGTCGGCACGAGTTCCAGATCGCGGCCAAAGCCGCCGAATTTGCTGGCGCTCTGCATGTCGTCGGGCGTCATGCGGCGGCGGCCGCCAGCTTTCATCGGCACATTCTCGGTCGGGATGGCGAGGTACCGGCCGCCGCTGCGGCGGATCAACGTGCCTTCCTCGAACACTGCGACGATGTCGGCAGCACCTCCGCGTCCACCCTTGCCAGGACGAGCGAAGACCCAGGCCGCCGTGCTCAGGCTCTCCCCGCGATCCGGATAGATGTTGAGCCGGACGGCGTTGGCGAGGCGTCGGCCAAGGCCCGCACCCATGACTTGCGAGCGCAGATCGGACTTCAGACCCTCGCCGGTCTTGCGCACAGCAGCCGTGACGGCCGCTTCGGCAGTGCGCACCTCACCGGCCAGAATCTTGGCAAGATCGCCATCGATACGGACGTCGAGTTTCATATCGCCACTACGTCGAGCCGATAGACCCGACCGTCCATCGTCGGCATGGGCGGTGCCTGGACGCGGTAAAGCTGACCGTTTGCCGCGATCGTATCCCTTTCAGCAATGGCCGGTGCGATGGCAGCGAGGACGTCGAAGACCGTGCCGTCCTGCACCAGCTTGGCACCGCCGATATCGACCACCGGCTGGGGCTGCACCCGAATGACCCTGATCGCCTGCCCCGCGCCCATTCCGCCCGGACGCCAGAGCGCGTCCTCGGCCAGATTGGGATCGCCAAAGAGCGTCAGCAGTGCGGCGTCGAACACCGTCATTGCCGCCGCTCCTGCAGCCGGGTATCGATCCGGCGCAGCAATTCCAGCTGGGCGTTGGATCGCTCCTCGATACGCGCCAGTCGCTCGACGATGGCCGAGATCGTCCGTTGATCGTCGTCGAGCCGCTGCTCGACGCGCGCCAACCGCTGCTCCTTGACGGTGAGCCGGGACTCGACCGACGAGAACCACCAGATGAAGCCGCCAAATTGGATCAGCAGCGTGGTGATGAGGGCGAGCGGAATGCGCCGGTCGATCGTCCAGTGCAGCTCCGGCGGATCGCTAGGCTTTTCCGGGAGCGGCATGTCTCGGGTTCCTTCAGGACCGCTCGTCAGAAGCTGGCGCTCAGGCGAACCCGACCGATGGTCTCGCCAGCACCGTTTCCGACAGCATCGACCGCGACACCGATCAGCGTGTTGCTGGTGGCGGTCTTGGTCGTTTCCTTGGCCGTGTTGTCCCAATAGACCTTGTCACCGACAGCCCAGGCTTGGGACGCGGTCTTCTTGAGATCGAACACGCCGACGAGGACAGCCTCGACAGCCTCGCCGTTACCGGCGGCGGCGGTCGCCACCCCGAAGATGGCGCCCACCAGCAAGCCGTCGCCGGCCGCCACGGCATAGGGTGCCGCAAGCGTGATGGTCTTTCCGGGCTGGACATAGTTCTTCATCGAAAACTCCTCTCCAAAAGACGAAGGGCGGCAAGTCGTAAGGATTTGCGGTTGCCGCCGCAGGGCCGCCCCTTCTTGTCAGGATGATTGTGTGGAACGGGGCACCTTACGCGCCGGGGTTCTTGTAGAGGCCGCGCCAGTCGATCGCCTTCGCGCCGAAGTCGAGGCGGCACTTGATCTCGACACCGTCGACATCGAAGCCGTTGCGGGTCTCGATATAGGCGCCCTGCTGACCTTCGAGATAAGCAAACTCGATGGTGTCGATCTGCGCGGGGTTCGCTGCCAGGAACCACGCCCCGGTGCTCACCGCATCGAGACGCGGCTCGGAGATCGGCGTCAGCGTTCGGATCGATTGCGGCACCACATCCCCGGTCTTCGCAGGCACGAGGTTCTGGGCGATGAGCTGCTCGGCCGCGAGTTCGAGTGCGGCCGGCACCACCAGATAGCTCGGACGGATGTTCAGAACCGTTTTCTTGTCGAGGCCGGTCTGCTTGGCCATCGAGGCGCGGCCTTCGCCGACCGCCGCGACGCTGAGTGCGGCGCCGGTACCGGCGAGGTTCTTGTGTGTCGCGTGGAACAGCGCCACGCCATCGGCCATGGCGGCATTGGCCGTGATGATGCCCCAGACCACGTCGCTTTCGAGCGTGGCGATCGCCGTGCCGTACATCGCCGGAATGCGCGTGAAGGCGTCGAGATCATCGTTGATCAGGACCTGACGCGTGATGGCGACCACGCGGCCATAGGTCTCGATGCGATAGCTCTCCTTCGACTCCGAGATGGTGCCGCGCTTGAACTCGCCGCCCTCGCTCACCTTCAGCAGCTGCGGCGCTTCGCCGAGCTGGACCCGGTTCATCGCCTTGAAGTCGGTCGCGAGCACCTGACGGCAGAACGGCACGAAGGTGCGCGGATAGACGTCATAGGCCTGGCGCAGCGTCTTGTTGGTGACGGCGGCCAGCACTTCCGGGAAATCCGAAGTCGAGTGCAGGGCGCGCGTGGCGATCTCGTCGCGCGACATGCCGCGCACATTGACGCCGGCCGAAGCCAGAAACTCCCGCGACAGCTCCAGGAGCGTCATGCCGCGATATTCGCGCGCAGGATCGCTCAAGCCGAACAGCGTCGGGCTGTAGCGATGCAGCAGCGCATTGGCGACCGCCTCGCGACGGGTCAGCCGCTCGTCACGCCCGCCGAGCGGAACCGAGACATGCGGGAAGGTCCGCGTCTTCTCGGCGGTGTCGGCCACCTTGTCGAGAATGACCCGGCGGGCTTCGTCGATGGCGACCCCACGACCGACCAGATCCTCGGCGAGGCTCCGCTCCAGACCGAGGCGGCTTGCGAGATCGTAGATGGTGCCGACCCGCTCGCGCTCGGCCGTCTGGGCATTGGCGATAAGCGCCTGCGTATCGGGCTGGGGATCGGCCGCACGGGTGATCGGCTCGGGCGTAGCCTGCGCCGGCGTGGGGGTCACATTGGTCTCTTCCATGGAAGTCCTCATCTGTTGGGAAGCGTCGTCCCGGTCCACGACGCAGGGGATCAGCGGGTCAACCGAACGGAAGCCGGCCGCCGGATCGGCCCCGACCGGGACCGCGGAAATCTCAAAAGGTGTCCAGTCGACCGCGCGCCAGACCTCTGGCGCATTGGCGGGTCGGCTGACCTCGAAGCGATGGACCTGATAGCCAATGGAGACGGCGCGCAGATGGCCCGCCCGCACATCGGCCCAGATCGGCTCGACATCGTCGCGCTCGCTGAAGCGGACCCGGGCAATGCCCCGACCGCTATCGATCCTGGCAGTCCCTGGCACGACGGAGCCGATGACGCTGTCGAGTGTGCGGAGATCATGAACCTTGAGCAGCGGCCCCCCGGCATTGAGCCGTTCGAGCCGCACGCTGCTCGGGTCCATGCTGAGTTCTTCGTCGAACGGTTCGCCGAATAGCGGCTGCCGCCGGACCCTTGCGCCCGTCGACCAGACCACCTCGATCGAGCGATCCTGCTCGTCGAGCGTGGCTGGCAACAGGTCGGCTGCGCGGCGCATCGCCGGCAGTTCGATCGTGCCATGCATGTTGTCGTCCTTACGGTGAGGTGAGCCCTGGATCGGGCTGCATCACGCCGGTCTTGGTGACCCGGCGCGGGTCGCTGTCGAAAATGAGTCCGAGCGCATCGATCTTGGCGTTCATCGCGGCGATCTCAGCTAGCACCGCATCGGGATTGTGACCCTGCCGGGCGATCGCTTGTGCCAACGTCATCGTGCCGGACCGCATCGCCAGAAGGTCGGCCATGGCATCCTTCAGCGGATCGACCGCCTCGAAGCGCGGCGGCGACCATTCGACCGGGATGCGCGGCTGCGGCAGCTTGCCCGCCGCCCAGGCCTGCTGCGTGAACCAGTCCCAAGTGGGCTGGCAGAGCATCGGAATGACGATCTGCCACTGGACCGCATCGATCAGGCGGCGGAACTCGAC